GTTAGCGAGCTGAAGGCGACATCGTTAATCAAGGTCACAGAGTCCCCGTTGCACCTGAAGATAGTGACAACTCCTGAGCATCCAATGGGTATGACACCAGTGGAAAAGAAGAGTTGTAACCCCTCGTTCTTACGAACGTAGGTAAACCTGTGCAAGGGGTCCCCGGGATAAGTCTTAGTGAACATGATGTTGCCGTGAGGATGGATCCTTCCGGCATCGCCAGGTTCCTGATCATGGTACTTGACTATCGGGACGGGGTGGTACACTCCTGTTGCCTGAGTTGAGATCATCCACTTATCACGCACAACTGGTGTGCGTTCAAGGGTGTCACTCTCATCATATGTAGCGAAGTGTCCTCTGTATGTAGCTGGTAGAGCCCCCGGGTTGGGAACATATACCATCACAGCATTCAAAGGATCTCTACTAACTGCGGCAAAGAAGTTGCCTGATCCCAGTTCTGCTGTTATATGGGCAGCTTGGGAAAAGTCCACCGTATCGATCTGGAACGGTGAAGCCACTGAGGTGGGGGTATTGGACCAGCCGGACTGGTACCTGGTTTGATACTGCTGAGGTAGAACCGCTGCAAGGGCTGCTTTGCTGCCCTTGGCGTGGGAAGTCAGTTGAGAACGAACTGCCAGTGGCAGTCCCTTGCTCGCCTGAGGAGCTTCGTTCGTCATCCGGGATGAGGTCCCAGTCTGATGTACTGGATGCTTCGCTGGTTGCGATTCCCCAATCATCCTCGCTGTTTGTTTCGTGGTTGTTGTTGGTTCTTTCCGGGAAGGAGGGATATGCCCTGAGCGTCTGGCCTTGCGGGCCTGGCGCTTTTCCTCCGCGGAGTTGTTGAGGTTGACCATAGTGTTGTGAGTAGTGATGAATGGTTGTTAATCCTGGTCGTAAAGACTCAATTTTAGGCCTAATCCTACCTCGCCTAGAGCTACCTAACCCTAAAGCTCTCCCTCTCATGAGGAACGCTCACTCCCCGTGTAGGGGATGATCATTCCCTCCAGAGAGGGGAACACACCTCTGTTGCCTTCACCAGGTCAATTGGCAAGGGCAACGGGTGTATCCTGTCTGCCAAGATGGCCTCCGCCCTGAACTCATCAAAGTAGTCCATGAAATTGCTGACGCAATAAGGGACTGGGTAATCGGGATTCAAGGTCTGGGCCACCAAGTAAGGCAGCAAGGACTCCCTTATGCCTACCAGCGAGTCGTAAAACTTTGCTGGTGTGACATCAGGGGGGGTGTGATACCTGGCTAGGTTACGCCTGGGTTCCAAGGGCACCGTAATGATGCCGGAGCCCAAATCCACTGAGACACGCCCCAGATAAGGGGCGTGGCAAGCCGATTTTGGAGGGAAGCACCTTCCTTCCAAGCAATCCAACTTGAAAACCGTCGTGAACCCTCCGAAGAGGTCCAGCAACAGTTGCAGGTCCGGATGCTTCCTAAAACCATGGATGCTGTCATCCCCAGTGATGGTGAGGGTGACAATGTCATGGACTTGGGCTGGGGGACACTGGTAGTACGTGGAATACACCTGTGTCGAGATGCAATCAAAATGTAGGCAATTGATTACCCCCGTTAGGAAGATCCCAGATTTGTTCCCTCCGCAGGTATCGCGCAGCTCCCCATCTGGCAGCTGGGTGTGCCCGTAGCACGCCACATGTGCCAGAAAAGCCTGGAGAGATTCTGGGCAATTTGTGTGGTCCGTAGTCCACTTGATGGACCGGGTCACAGACTGGGCTGTGACAGTCCTGTCAAACCCCGTCCCGTCAAAGCCCGCCGAGAAAAGGTTGGTGTACACCAACGTGATCCTCTTCAGGAAAGAGGCGTTGTCGATGACCATAAAGTACCGTGGGTGATGCTGGTACAGGGCCTTAACGGGCCCCATGCACCACCGGATCAACATGCACAGGTAAATCATATCACCCGCCAGGACCGTTCTGAG